AATTAGATGGTGTTGGTGCAGTTACAGAAAAAAAACTGGTTGACTTTGGTGTGTCATCTTTACACGATATTTGTGTAAGAGGTGGCAGAGAAATATCTGAGATCACTGGTGTAGCTAAATCAAAGGCAGACCAATGGGTATTCAACGCACAAAAAATACTTGAAGCCAATGACTTGGTAAGGAAAACTGATCTAAGTGTAGTTGACTTGATGGAATATCAGGGTAATCAACCACTCCTAAAGACCAAATGTTCGGCTGTAGATGAGCTGTTTGGTGGTGGTGTCAAGCCTGAATGCACATACGAAGTCTATGGAGAATTTGGATCTGGTAAGACACAATTCTGTTTTACATTGGTTTCTCAGGCTGTATCAGAGGGAGAAAACGTTGTATGGATAGACTGTGAGGATACTTTCCGTCCAACTAGAATACTTGAGATAATGAAAGCAAATGAATTTGTAGAGACAAAAGAAGAAATGAATAATGCTTTGGATAAAATTACATACTTCTATACTCCACAAACAGAGGCATTAATGGGAACTATCAACGCATTGTCAAAAACAATGGACGAGAAAAAACCCAGACTTGTTGTTATTGACGGTGCTATAGGTCAGTTCAGAGAGGAATATCTTGGCAGAGGAACTCTAGCAGACAGACAAAACCAGATAGCAAGACTCATGACTCATTTGAAAAACATTTCATATTACTATAAAACAACGGTTGTTTACACAAATCAGGTTCAAACAGACCCATCTATAATGTTCGGAGATCCAGTCAAGCCGATTGGAGGAAATGTAGTGGGACATGCAGCAACATACAGGGTTTACTTTAAGAAATCAGGTAAGAAACGCATAGCCAGAATGGTAGATAGCCCAGAACACCCACAAGCAGACGCAGAATTTCAGTTAACTATAAAAGGTATTGAAGATAAAATAGAATAATGGACGATGGTTATTGCCAAAAATGTGGGCATTACTCTGAAGTTCATTACACTTGCACAGAATGTGAGTGTAATTGTCATTCCTAACATGTCCTGAAGAGTTAAATAGGACGGTTACATAACAAATATATGTGGCTAGACCATTACTATAAGGAATCTTCTGAAAGTGTGGCAAGGTTTAACGAGTCGTTTTCCTGCATTGAAGCCACGTATTATAATTAAGGGGTTAATAAAGGTTTGCACACCAGACAGAGAATGAGATCAAGTAATAGAAAGGCAGTATTATGGTTGTTAAAAAATGGATACGATGACATATGGTTGAAACCCCATGGTAGAAGACACGATCTTATCTATACTACTGGTGAATGGTATAGGGCTTTGGACTTGTGGAATTTATATGACGGGATATGTTTCGATGATGTAGGTAGATTAATTCTTATACAAATCAAGACAAATTCTTGGGCTCAAGAAAAACCCATCAAAGAGTTTTTAAAAGACAAAAAGAATCTTATAGCATTGGTAATTAACGTAAAAGGAAGTGGAAAAAAATGGGAGGTGTTAACAAGAGAATATGTCAGCCATAATAGGAAAAGGCGAAAGAACTGCTCTAAAAATACTAGAGGAATTATACGGAAGCGATGTAGAGTATAAAACCCAAGTCAGGTTCAAGGACTTGATAAGTTATGAGTTTTATGAAGAGGGTTTGTCAGAAAGACAGAAGAAAGAAACAGTAGACATTGTAATATATAATGGATTCAATCCAGTTTGTATAAGAGTTCAGGGTGGTGACCATACTGGTATATTAAAATCAGAAAGAGACACTGTTCAAAAAAAGATGTTAGAGTGGAGTAACTGCATTGTGGTTGACATATGGTTTCATGACTGTCCAGTTCTGTTCAAAGAGAAATTAAATGATGAGTCAAGAAAGGAAGTAAAAGAAGCATTAAAGTTTTTCAATCTTTAACTAACATTCAATTCCCATTTTATTACACCAATTATAATATGCGTTATCCAATCTATCTTCTGCTTGTTCTGCTTCAGTTTCTATTTCTGTTTGTGGTAAATTTACATAGTCTTGTATTGTAACTTCACCCGTGCTAATAGCACCTATACCTAACACACTAACACATACTATCACTGCTAAACAAATTCCAAATTTTTCATAATCCATTCACTTCACCCCCTTTAACTGTAAAGCCCATGTGGCTGTTCTTTTTTCTCAACCTCTGCATTTCCATGTTCATCTTTAAAAAAAGAATACATCAATGTTATTTTTTGCTGAAGAATTTTATCATTCATTCTTAGAAAAGCAATATCCAATTCACCATAACTAATCTTGTCTTTCTTGTATGCTTTTTCTATAATACCGTCAAGCTTATTATAAAATTTATCCACAACATCTAATCTTATACTTTCTTGCTCTGTCTTTTCTTCAGCCATAATATATAAGTATTTTCTTGACTATTAAACTTTATGACGCAATTTACTCACAATAGCTAGGGTAACACCAATAATTGGTATCATTTCCAGAGTGTCTATACCATATAAAAAGAAGTCAACTATTACCCCATGACCGTGTAAAAATCCTTCACCCCATATACATTCCAAAGCCCACCAAGAATGTGGAATTTGCATATATAAGATTATAGCAGACACTACAAGACTCTTATTCATATGTTTTTCATACCAGTTAAAGAATTTGGTTATTAGCCTCATAAAAAGTAATAAAGTTTAATTATTAATAAAAGTTATGATAGTTAGTAATGGCTAACACAGACTTTTGCACGGTAGACTTTCGCACATATGGCGAAGACAGAGGGACATATTATGATGAAACAGGAAGATGTCTTATATATCTTTCACAACATGAAGCATTATCAGATGTTTTTAAAACAATTCAACATGAGGTGGTGCATTTCTGTATTTCAAAACTAAACGAAATAGATGACATAGACGAAGATCAAGAAGAAAAAATGATATTCTTTATGGCTTGGGCTGAAGAAGCTCTGTAGAGCCGTGGCTTATTTCTAACTAATCCATTACAACAACTACATCTTAACCTACCGTAACTTTTCACTTCTCTTACAAGATATTTTTTGTTTATGAATTTTGCACAGCCTTGACAGTAATGGTTATCACCACCTATCTTTTTTTCAAATCTATTACAAACACCATTACACATTTTATCTACCCAATATTTTAGACTTACAGTCTTTACACAGATCAAGTCTATCAACATTTTCAGTTTCTATTACAGCCAGACATATATGGCACATCTTTTTTGTCAACGGGTGAAAACCTCACCGTCACCCAGATTATAAACTGAGTTTGCTGCCATAACTTCTTCTTCAACATCGTCATAAATACTGTCAATATGTTTGGTAGATAACTTTCTACATCTATTGTTTCTAATCAACGCCATCATTTTATGAATGTTTATAGAAGGTATGTTAAATTCTTTTGACAGAATTGACATTGTCATTAGCGTTGCAGAATGATAGATAAATCTTTCTCTTTCTGTAAAAGTCATACTGGGTTAGCCTTCAGTTCTTCTAATGACCTTAAACTTCTTTTAAGTTCGTCACTGTCTCTTTTAATCCAGTATTCATATGGATATTTACAGTTGGAACACGAACATTTGTCCATCTCTGCCTTTGTATGCACCCTAAAATCAGGGTTTAATGGGTCGTCTTTTGTTCCTCTTGGTATATGTTCAGGCATGAACAATTCTTTTTCCAAATCCATTATTCTTTTTATTGCCTTATCCTTACTAAAAGTCATAGCTCCCCCATACCCATCTGGTAATAGAGTGCATATAATCTCTTTGATTTTGTTGTCGTATTCTAGTTTACCGATTGTTTTTTTATTTATTATTTTTTGCATATAGTGTATGTAATCATCTTGTATATAAGGGTTACTCTTAAGGGGTATATAAGTCTTCATAAGTGTTTCTAAATAAAAAAATACTGGGTTTAGTTGAGCCCACGTATTACTTGAGTGACTTTATTACCAGAGACTTGAACTCTTTTACTACTTTGTCAGCAGCAATATTAATTGAAGATACCTGCATTAGTCTTTTAAGACCAAATATCTGTTCCATATACCATTCACCACCATATCTACCACCTACAA